TGCGTAGAGTTTGAGGGGTTTTCGAGCCGCCCTTACATCTGCCCAGCTGGGTATCCAACGCAAGGTTACGGTACGGTGTACCGCCCGGACGGGCGCGCCGTCAAGCTGACGGACCCACCTATCACCAAAGAGGTAGCGTACGCTTGGCTTATCACTGAGCTGACCCAGACCTACATCTCCGGGGTGCTAAAAGTCTCCCCGGCACTCATTAACCACCCAGACAAACTTGGGGCAATCGGCAGCTTTGCGTATAACCTTGGGGTCGCGCGGTACCGCGCCAGTACGTTGCGGCGTAAAATTGGCGAGAAAGACTGGTCCGCAGCGGCTGATGAACTGTTGAAATGGGTGCGCGGGGGTGGTAAAGTCCTACCGGGGCTCGTGCGTCGCCGAAAGGCCGAACGTGCCTTATTCCTATCAGGATCGTAACTATGCCCTTACAAGCCCTCAAATTCAAACCCGGTGTCAATCGAGAGTCGACGTCGCTCGCCAATGAAGGCACGTGGTTCGAGATGGACAAGGTGCGATTTCGTTCAGGGTACCCTGAAAAGATCGGTGGCTGGCAAAAAGACAGCGGGCTGTCGCAAAGTACCCTACAACCCCCAGAAGGCGCGTATTGGGGCGTCGCGCGGTCGCTTTGGAACTGGGTAACTACGCGTGGGGACAACTTGTTGGGCATCGGTACCAACCTGAAATACTACATCCAGAACTCCGTGGATGGCCCGTTGTATGACGTGACCCCGCTGCGGTATGAGTCACAAGTCGCCACTGATGCCTTCACCACTACTGAGGACAGCACGACAGTAGTCGTAAATGACTCCGGGCATGGCACCAACACAGGGGACTTTGTAACAATCTCTGGGGTGATAGGCGATGTGAATGGCATCCCTGCCGCGTCTTTGAACCGCGAGTTCCGCGTCACTTCGCTTGGGACCGCTGCGTACAGTATTGAGGTTGATACCCCGGCCACATCCAGCGGGGACGCTGGGGGCGCTAACTTCACATACCAAGTCTCTGTCGGCTACGACATCGCGACATCTGCAAACGGGTGGGGTGCGGGGGGTTGGGGCGGGGTTACGACAGGGGCACCAAACACTGGGTGGGGCGAGTCTGCGTCTACCGGAGTGGCGGTGACACTTCGGCTTTGGAGCCAAGCAAACTACGGCGACTGGCTGCTCATGGCGTACCGTGGGGGTCCGCTGTGTTTGTGGGTGTCGGCGTCTGTGCCTAACGTGGTGTACCCCGCGCAGATTCTGTCGCCGTCAAACGTCAATACGCAAGAAGGTACGGCCTATTGGCAGACTGATGCGGAGTGCCCTTCAGTTGTGAACAGCGTGTCAGTGTCTGACGCCTCACGCTTTGTTATTGCTTTTGGCTGCGACGACTACGGCTCGTCAACCCAAGACCCACTACTTATTCGTTGGTCGGATCAAGAAAACTACGCTGTCTGGACGCCATCGGCTACAAACCAAGCTGGTAGCTACCGCTTGAGCCAAGGGTCTGAGATTGTGGCGGACTTGCAGACCCGGCAAGAGATTTTGGTATGGACTGACTCAGCGCTCTACGCCATGCAGTATCTTGGCGCGCCGTACGTGTGGGGGTTTCAGATTCTTGATGGGAACATCTCGATTGCCAGCCCCAATGCGGCAGCGTCCGCGCAGAACGTCACATTCTGGATGGGGGTGGACAAGTTCTACGTGTACTCTGGCCGCGTTGAAACCCTTAACTGCGACTTGTGGAAGTACATCTTTGAGGACTTCAACAGCAACCAAAAGGACCAGATTTTCTGCGGCACGAACGAGCGATTCAACGAGGTGTGGTGGTTCTACCCGTCAGCGAAGTCAAACGTCGTAGACCGCTATGCCATCTTTAACTACGTAGAGAAAACTTGGGCGTATGGGCGGTTGAGCCGCACGGCGTGGTTGGATTCAGCGCTTAGGGAAAACCCTATAGCGGCGGGTTATGGCGGCCAGATTATCTACCACGAGGTCGGATGCGACGACGGCACGACTAACCCACCCAGCGCTATCGAGGCGTATGTTCAGTCTGCTGACTTTGATATTGGGGACGGGCACAACATGGGGTTTGTCTGGCGAATCCTGCCGGATGTGACGTTTGATGGGTCGACCGTCAATGAACCTAGCGTAACAATGACTGTGCGCCCTCGGCAAAACCCCGGCGCGCGGTATGGAGCGTCAAACTCTCCAACGGTTACAAGCGAGCAGAACTACCAGACAACTCAGGCATACGAAGTGCAAGAGTTCACGGAAATTGTTTACGTGCGGATACGCGGGCGGCAGATGGCCTTTAAGCTTAGTTCTAACGGGCTTGGGGTAGCGTGGCAACTTGGTGTCCCCCGTGTCGATTTGCGCCCGGACGGTAGACGATAATGACAGCCCAAAAAAATATACGGATACAGCCGGCGGTCGCGCCGCGATTGCCCACGGCTCCAGCCGTGTACGAGCAGCGGTTTCAAGACCAGTTCATGGACATCCTGCGGCTGTTCTTCAACCAGATTGGCAACGCCATGGTGGCGGTGCTAGGCCCCAACGGCGGCGTGTACATCGAGTGCCCAAACGGGCTCTTCTTCGACATTGAGTCCCAAACGGTTGACGGGGTTAACACTGCGACGCCAATCAAGTTTCGCCAGTCCTACTTGACAAACGCGGTGTCTGTTGTGAATAACTCAAAGATCCGCGTGGCTACCGGCGGGGTGTATAACTTTCAGTTCTCTGGGCAGCTAACCAGTACCAACTCTTCTAGCAAACAAGTCTACATTTGGATCAAGCGGGATTCCGATCCGATCGGGTACTCGACCCATGCGTACACTATATCTGGCAACGGCACCCAGCAAGAAGTTAGTTGGAACTTCAACATCGATATGCTTGAAGGGCAGACGATTGAGCTCGAGTGGGCTAGTGATAGCACGGCGGTCGCACTGTCCGCGACAGCGGCAACAGCCCCCCACCCCGGGGTTCCGTCGGCGGTTATGGCCGTGAATTTCATCGCCCCATTGCCTGACACTCTTCCCACGCCGCCTACCCCATGATAGACTCAACCAACTCCTTTTCCGTGAGGCAACAATGAGCCTTAAAAACGCCGCATCCCAGCTCGCCGCGCACGGTCGCAATGGCGACAGCACTCTTGTCCACATGACCCCGAGCGAGGTCCACGCCCTGCAAGGGCTAGCCGCTGCCAATGGCGGCCATATCACCATCAACCCAGATACTGGGCTGCCGGAAGCCAACATCCTGAAGTCCCTTTTGCCTATGCTGGCTGGGTTGGCGCTGGGCCCTGCTGGGCTTGGTATCGCTTCTTCCGCGCTTGGTGCAGGCGCTATGGTTGGCGGCGCTACCGCACTGGCTACTGGGGACCTCAAAAAAGGTCTTATGGCCGGCCTCGGTGCGTACGGTGGCGCGGGGCTTGGCGGTAACCTAATAGGTGCGGGCGCGGGCGCCGCGCAAAACGCAGCTGTTAACTCCGCGCAAGCGGGGCTAGCTTCCGCTGCTCCTGTGGCGTCTCCGGTATTGGCGCAAGGCGCTGCGCTGCCTTCTATAGCGCCTGCGGCTACTACAGCGGCGCAAGCTGCCGCTCCTGCGGCTACTACAGCGGCGCAGACAATGGCACCGATTGCGCAGCTCCCGGTGACTCCTGCGGTGCAGGCCGCGAATATGGTTCCGACTACAGCGGGGATGCCTGAGATAGCGGGGCTTAACGAACAGGGTATCCTGAACACGGCAGCGGCGGACGCAACCAAAGCGTTCCAGAACCTCCCCATGCACGAGCAGTTGATGCAAGGGGGCAAGGCTATTTGGAATGACCCGAGCTCGTTCTTGACTAAAGAAAACTTGAAGTACGGACTCGCTGCTGCCGCGCCTACACTGGCGGGTATGATGACAGGTAAGACGCTTCCATTTGAAGCAGACACTGAACAGTACAAGTATACGTACAACCCCGGGCGAGTGACGGACCCAGAGGCTTTGTACGCCGGTGCCGAAACTGGCGAACGCACGTATTTCCAACCGGAGTACACCCGCGTGATGGCGGAAGGCGGGCTCGCTGGAGGGGTATCCGCAATGGCTAAAGGCGGCACGGCTGAGAAAGGTCGGTTCCTCGAAGGCCCCGGTGACGGCGTCTCTGACTCTATCCCTGCCACAATCAATGGCGATCAACCCGCGCGGTTGGCTGACGGGGAGTTTGTGATCCCAGCACGCATTGTGTCCGAACTTGGCAATGGGTCAAGCAAAGCCGGCGCCCGTAAGCTGTACGCCATGATGGACCGTATTCAGAACACCCGAAGCAAGACCACCGGCAAGGGCCGGGTGGCCGTTAACAGCCGCGCGGAAAGGCACCTGCCAGCATGAGCAGCGCCGGTAAGCTCGAATGGTTCGGTGGCAACCAAGACGCCTTGAATATGTATCGGGCGTTTGTTGACTTGTCCCACACATGGGATGATTTGGTCGACAACGACAAGCAGGTCTCCGAGGATCGAATCAATCGTGCGTTTCTCACTTGCTTGGTATTTTTGCAGGCGAACCCTTTTTACCGCCACATTCAAGAGCAAATCATGCCGATGTGGCTATCCGTTGTTGGAGCGTATGAAACCGCCAACCAGTTCGAGCGGGAGAAAGACGCCCACGGGATTGAGATTGCGCATACTCTTCGGTATGCTGCGGGGCACATTGTGTCCTACGCTGTTATTGTCTGCGTCGGCATGGATAAAGCCAAAGAGTACCTGCCCGACGTATGGAAGTCTATTGTTTTCGAGCGCTTTGATGCGTATCGCAAGGAGCATCTGAATGATCCCACGTAACAAACACAACGGATATAGCTCAGACGGCGTACGCCGTCTGTACATTGATATGGGGAGCGACGCCCCGTCAAGTACTAAGACAACCCAAACAACCGACCTCCCTGAATGGGCAAAACCGTACGCCAAAGAAGCGCTCGGAAAAGCTCAAGCCCTAACGGACACCAGCAAGAACCCGTATCAAGCGTACACCCAAGAGCGGATCGCTGGGTTTAGCCCTTTGCAGCAGCAGGCGTTCCAAGGCGCGGGCATGATGCAGCCTTCTCAAGAAACGGGGCTGGCTTCTGGGGCAGCTGGTATGGCCACGATGGGCGCGCTTAATACTCAATACAACCCATACCGTACCGGGCAGTTCACAGGCAACACCGCTGCCCGTTATATGTCGCCGTTCATTGAACAGGCGATGGAGCCCCAACTGCGGGAAGCCCAGCGCGCTTCCGAGATTCAACGTACTGCCGATCAATCCGCCGCTACCCGCGCCGGTGCGTTTGGTGGGGGCCGTCAGGCCATTGTGGAAGCGGAACGTCAGCGCAACCTCGGCACTCAACTGGGGGACATCCGCGCCAAGGGCTACCAAACTGCCTTCGAACAAGCTCAGAATCAGTTCAATACTGAGCAGCAACTGCGCGAGAACTCCCGCCAATACGGCGCTGGGCTCGGACTCCAAGGCCTGCAAACCGCGCTCACTGGTGCCGGACAGCTGGCCAACATCGGCCAGCAAGGCTTTGCGCAGCAAATGGACATTAACCGGCTGCAGCAGGAGTACGGCGGGCTGCAGCAAGCACAAGCTCAATCCAAGCTCACCCAACAATACGAGGACTTCCTCAACCAACAGCGCTACCCCTATCAGCAGCTGGAGTTCATGTCGAACGTCCTGCGCGGCACCCCCATGGGCACCGTGTCGTCTCTTTACACCCCTACGCCGTCTCCTTTGACGCAGGCGCTGGGCGGAGCGGGGGCGCTGTACTCCACTGGTGCCCAAGCAGGGTTCTTCGCCGAAGGCGGGGAGGTGAAAGGGTACGCCAAGGGCGGCACCGCTGTGGCCAACCCCTACGAGCTGCAAGACGCTATGGATGGAATGCCCGACGCGGG